AGAGTTTATTGATATGGATAGCGAAATGTATGCCGCAATCATACAAGTCCTAACCGACAGAGCTAAGGAGATCCGAAATGCCAGCAGAAGTCGTAGGCGTTAGCGATGTAATGAAAGGCCTTAGCTTTATAGATGATGATATGTATGCACGTATTAGGGGTGCGATCTCACCTTTAATGCGCCAAGTTGAAGCAACCGCCAAAGGTTATGTACCAGGCAATACAGAGGTTTTATCAGGCTGGAGTAAGCCAATCTCATCTCCTATAAATTATCGACCATTCCCAAAATACGATTCTGTAAGTGTGCGTGGTGGCATTGGCTACAAAGAGGGACAAAACAAAAAATTTAAAAACGGCTTTCAAGTAGAAAATTACGTTTACAACATTAACGCCGCTGGTCGCATATACGAAACTGCTGGGCGATTAAACCCACAAGGACGTGCGCCATTTCAGTCAGTTGTATCTAAAGGCGGATCTGGCACTATGGTTAAAAAAACTAGGACAGGCAGATCCACCGAACAATACGATTCTAATAATCCTTTTGCTGGTTATCAGTTTGTAACATCTATGCCTAATCTAACATCGCAACCAAAGATACCAGGCATCCGAGGTGGTGGCCGTAAAACTAAAGGTAGAATAATTTACAAGGCTTGGGCTGAAAAGAGTCCAGCAGTTTATGATGCCATACTTACTGCAATTAAATCCACAGCGGATTACTTTAATGATTCTACAGAATTGAAGAAGGTGGCATAGTGGCAAATGTAGTCGTCTCGGCCTTAGCAACCTGGAATGGTAAAGCGCTAAAAAAAGCCAAGCAAGATGTAGATGTATTTAACAAACAATTAAAAACTTTAGCACGCACCTTTGGCGTTACGTTTAGCGCTGCTGCAATAGTCAGTTTCAGCAAAAAGGCAATTAAAGCATTTACAGAGGACGAGGCTGCTGCCAAAAGGCTTGCCCTACAGCTAGAAAATACTGGCAACGCATTTAGAGTAAGCGAAGTAGAAGGCTACATAAAGAGTCTAGAAAAAACTAACGCAATACTTTCCGATTTGCGTGGCCCTTTCCAAACATTATTAAACCTAACTGGATCTGTAGAGTTAGCGCAGCGCTCGCTAGAAGCCGCTTTGAACATAAGCGCTGGCACAGGTGAAAATTTAAATACTGTTATATCTGCTATTGCTAGCGGCATTAGAGGTCAGACTAAAGCAATCAAAAACTTAAATACAGGTATTGATTCCAACATAATTGCTACTGGCGATATGAATCAAATTATGGAAGCGCTAGAAAAACGCTTTAGTGGTCAGTCAGCAGCTAGGCTAGATACTTATGCTGGCAAGATGGATGTATTGCGCAAGGGTGCAGATGAGGCAACAAAGTCCATCGGAACTGGTTTAGTTAATGCTTTAACAATACTTAGCAAAGATAATTCTGTTGAAAGTTTAGCGACGAATTTTGAAAACTTAGGAAACAACATAGCCTTTGCTATTGAAGAAATGGCTAAACTCATTAAGAAGTTTGATGATCTTGTAAATAATCCAACTTTTGCCGCAGGTCTTATAGCGTTAGCTGCCTTGTCTAAAAATCCTAAAATTTTAGCCACAGCAATAGGTACAGTAGGTCTGAATGCTGCCAGTAATGTTGCTTTAGGTGGGGGCAGGACTTCTTCATCAACAGCCCTTAACAATGCTAATGCAAGAGAAAATAGGTTGCAATTAGCACAAATCAAAACAGGCACAACCTATCGCAGGTTAGAAAACGAACAATTAAAGAAAAAAACTGAGGTAGATAAACTATCGGAGAAGTTTGACTTAGAGCGCATAGGATTGATGAAGGCATTGGGCGAGGCAACCGATGCTGAAACTAAACTACGCATCCAAGCCAAGATAGCCATATTAGACAATAACGAGGCCTTGGCTAAGAAATACAATGCAGAGTTAGCAGCTAGTTCTGCGGCTAAGACTTTAGCTGATAGCGCTACCAATGCCGCTAATGCCCTTAATACTTTGCCTAGCAAATACGATGCAATCTTTAATAGCCTAGTAAATACTTTTAAGACAATGGGATTAGATCAAGGATCAGCCGCTGGCCTTGCAGGGGCATCAGCAAGATTACAAGCACAAGCCGATGCGTTTCTATCACAAATGGGCCAATACGCTGTGCCAGGTGGTATGCCATCTAGTGCATCAACAGCTGCCGCAGCAGCGACACCTACAATCGTGCCACAGGTTACAGTCAATACAGGCGCAGTATTAACCAACAATCAAGAATTAGAGCGTTACATAATTGATGCTGTCGGTAACGCAACTAAATTGGGCGACAGGCTAGTACCACGTGGGGCAGTACCCACATTCTTACTACAATGACAGTACCCGTAGTAAACGCTTATATAAATTTTAGCACTGGACCATCCTTCGCCCAGGCTATGATTTTAGGATCAGGCTTATTAGATGTAAACATATTGGCTGATTCAGTTGCAATTATTGTCGATGTATCAGATCAAATTAACTTTATTCAAACCACTAGAGGCCGCAATCCCTTGTTTGATGAATTCTCAACTGGCCAACTTACATTACGCATAGTAGATCAAAATGGTGATTTTAACCCAACTAACCCGCTCAGCCCTTACAGCCCCGACTTAACACCTATGAAGAAGGTGCAGATTACTGCAACCTATGGCGCTACGACTTATCCTATATTTTCAGGCTTTATTACAAGCTATGTTAATACTCAACCTAAAGATGCTACCGAGGTTGCCTATACAACTATCCAAGCTGTAGATGCGTTTAGGCTTGCTCAGAATGCGCAGATAACTACTGTGGCAGGTGCTAGTGCTGGCAATTTATCAGGCACAAGAATTAACCAGATATTAGATCAAATTGACTGGCCAGCAACTATGCGTGATGTCGATGCAGGCTTAACAACCTTACAAAACGATCCAGGCAGTTTACGCACTTCACTTGGCGCTATGCAAACTGTAGCCAATTCAGAGTATGGCGCTTTATATGTTAATGCCGATGGTGAGTTTGTATTTCAAGATAGAGCGGTAACTGCTGGATCAATCGGTGGCACAATTACTACATTTAACGATAATGGCACGGGCATCCCATACGCCAATGCAAACTGGAAACTAGATGACACCCTAGTCTTCAACTCATCTACTGTTACTAGGATAGATGGCACACCACAGACCGCTATTAACCAAGCATCAATAGATAAATACTTTATACATAGTTTTCAAATTCAAGACCTGCTAATGCAGACCGATGCCGTGGCGCTTGATTACGCACGTGCTTACACAGCTAGCCGTAGCGAAACCAGCGTTAGATGCGATTCTATCGAGCTAGACCTATACACGCCTAACTACAACGCAGGCATTATTGCAGCGCTAGACCTAGATTTCTTTGATCCGATCAGAGTGGTTACTACCCAGCCAGGTGGATCTACCCTAGACAAGACCTTACAGATATTTGGCGTGCAAAACGTAATAACACCCAACAGCTTTAGAGTGGTCTTCACGACTTTAGAACCCGTGCTGGATTCTCTAATTTTAAATAACAATATCTATGGCACTTTAGACTATAATGTGCTCAGTTACTAAGGAGTAAAAATGGCAGCAGGATTAGGATTTAAGGATTTCCAGACGGGCGAGGTATTGACCGCAGCCGATGTCGATGGCTACTTAATGCAAGGTGTCTGGGTCTTTGCCAGTGCCACTGCTAGAGATGCAGCTGTAACATCACCGCAAGAGGGAAATTTTGCATATCTTAAAGATACAAACGTAACCACTTATTATACTGGCAGTGCTTGGGCAAACCTAGATACAACAGGTATGACTAACCCAATGACAACTACTGGCGATACGATTTATTCTTCAAGCGGATCAACACCAGCCAGACTTGGAATTGGTACAGCAGGACAGGTGCTAACAGTTAACTCAGGCGCAACTGCTCCAGAATGGGCTGCCCCTGCTGGTGGTGGAAAAGTATTGCAGGTTGTATCAACCGCTAAAACAGATTCATTTAGTGCGTCAACAAGTGCGGGCGTTTATACAGATATTACTGGACTTTCAGTAAGCATTACTCCATCTAGTGCAACTTCTAAAATTTTGGTAATTGCAATGGTTAGCGGCTCAGGTGCTATTGGTTCTAATTTTGCAGCAGTTCAATTAGTCAGGGCTTCAACAGCAATCGCTCTTGCTGATACTGCTGGTAGTAGATTAAGCAGTTCATCACAATTAGCACAAATAGCAGCGGATGCAATGACTGCACTACCAATTACTTTTTTAGACAGCCCTGCAACCACTTCATCAACAACCTACAAAATACAAGGTTGTTCTGCGGGTGGTACGGGAACTGTTTATATCAACAGATCAACAAATGACACAAACAACAGTTCAGCAATTAGAGGCGTTTCCACAATTACTGTTTTAGAAATAGGTGCATAATGATTGATTATACTTTAATACTTACCACCAAGTATCCTGATTCTTTATGGACATTAGATGGCGATAATTATGATGGATTGACTTGGGTTTCTGATACACCTAAACCATCTAAAGCAACACTCGATGCGTTATGGAATGAAGTACAAGCTTTAATTGCAGCTGAGGCCCAGGCAAAGATAGATGCTAAGGCAGCAGCACAGGCAAAACTTGCAGCACTTGGTTTAACTGTTGAGGATTTACAAGCTCTAGGTTTGTAATGAAACCAAAATTATGTGCAGCTGGTGTGCAGTTAAGAGATCAAGTTGATACGTGGTTTCCAGATAGGCGTACTTCCAGTGATGGGTGGGTGGGCGATAGCCGTCACGCCGCCAGAAAGTCGGATCATTCTCCAGACGAAAATGGATGGGTCAGAGCAATTGATGTTGATTCTCGCCTGGGTTCACCCGAAGGGATCAGTGCTTATGTGGCTGACCAAATCAGAGTCGCTGGCAAAACCGATAAGCGTTTATCTTACGTCATCCATAACGGACACATCGCTAGCAAGATATTAAACTGGAAATGGCGCAAGTATCGTGGAGTAAATCCACACAAGCGACACATACATATTAGCTTTACAAAGTTAGGCGACAAAGATGCAAGGCCGTTTGATATACCACTACTAGGGGGCAAGATATGAAGATAAGCAAAAAACAGAAGGCAATACTAAAGTCATACGCACGTGGCGTATTGGTATCATTCTTAACATTCTTAGCGAGTAATGAATTAGGTTTAGACCCAGCGCTGTCTGTAATAATTGCAGCACTCGCAGGGCCAGCAGCTAGGGCTTTAGATAAATCCGATATTGCCTATGGCATCGGTGCTAATGAAAAATGAGTCCTAC